AAACACAGCATCTAAGGCTTGTATAAGTTCGTTAGTAATTACTGGTAAAGACACAAAAATTAAAAAGCTATACCTATATTATATGTTAGTCTGTAGATAGCAAGGAGTGGTTACCTTGTTGCAACGCTAAGAAAACCTCAAGGGTGTGGTTCCTCTTGGGGTTTTCTTTATGGAAATCTATGTTATATTGTTTATTAAGCAATAGACCCATTAACGTGTCATTAACTTGACCTCCGCTCTGTTGGATAGATCTGTTGCCTACTAAGTAACCAGACCCATTATTCAAACAGTTAAATCTGTTACTGCTCTGACGGAGCGTCAGTTGCTTATAACAAAGAAGCACTAACAACCCATGCTACTGCGTTGTTGGTGCTTTCTTTTATGGGTTCCAAAGTTTTACTTCACCTGTATTGTAATCATAATCTCCTTCTCGCAATATCCTTGTAAGTCTTGCGTTCAAGATAGCATCAGCAATCGTGTAACCTTTCTTAGTATATGTCTCCTGTACCTTAGACCATAGTGCTTCTTTAGTATCAGGTGTATTAGCTAAAGTCTTTGAAGCTGTAACCATACCCATACCTTTGATACCTAGTATTCCGTCACCAGCATCACCAGCTAACGACATCTCAAACCAATGCCTGTCTGCTTTCTTATTGGTGATATGTTCTATCGAATCATCAGCTATAAGTTTGCATGGTAGTGTTCTCATATCTTTATCAACTGAAACTATTATTGGGTCTTTATATCTGCCATTGGTAGCAAGCAAACCAAGTACGTCATCACCTTCTAGGTTTTCATAGGCAACAGTTTCATATCTTTCTTTTACTTCTTTGATAACACTCTTGAGTGCAAGTGGTTTACGTTTACCTATCCTGTTGATCTTATACTCTGGAAATATCTCATGTCTAAATGTAGGGTAAGAAGTAAAGCACATAACTATGTCATGCTTGCTGTCAGCAATACTTCTATAAACATCTATTCTGTTTTCTATCAGATTAAGTATGTCTCTTTCATCTGAATGTAGAGTATGCTCCCAATCATTCCATCTTGTGTCTTGTTCACAGGCACAGCAAGAATTGTAGATCAACCAATCAGCATCAATAAGTAAGGTCATAGCTAAATAAAATCCTCATAGACAACAAGCCGACCTGTCTTCTGGTCGTACAATAATTTATCTACTTCTCCTGTCATACCAGTATGTCTTGATTTCAACACCTTTAGCTGTAATCGCTGTCTCTCACTAGCTTCTCCTGTCTGGTTTCTTGATGCAGATAACACGACATCAGATAACTGAAGAAGACTATGCGATCCTCTCAAATCTGAAGTATCCACATCTCTGCCCGACTCATGGGATTGTCCTTGTGGTCTGCGTAAATGACTGACCAATACAATAGCTATACCAGTTGCTTCACTTAAACTTCTAAGCTTGGTCATTATTATATCTATTGCTTTGCGTTCATTATCTAGTTCAAGACCAGACAAGACTATGCTTATGTGATCTAGTATGACTACCTTCACTCCATCAACAGTAGCTAAGTATCTTATCTGTTCTAGTAATACATCAGGTTCAAGACTTCCGAAGTGGTTGTATAAAAAAAGATTGCGTGTTGATGTGAGGTTATCAAACGCAATCCGCAGATCATCTTTAGTTATGCCATCTTCATTTAAGTGCAAAGGAATGTTTAAGTCAATACCTACTAGACCTTGAAGAGTTCTTTGTACTGATTCTTCTAACCCAATGTAACCAACCTTTATCTTTCTTTTTAAGAAGTGGTGGCATAGCTCCCTGCATATCGTGGACTTACCTGCACCACTAGCACTAGCTACTGTAAAGATCTGACTAGGAAACAAACCTCTTGTATATTCATTTAGCTTTGGAAATGGAAAGTCTGATACAGGCTTACTTGTTTCTTTAGTAAACAAATCCCAAGCGTCTGCTGCATTGATAAGAGAGTCAGGTCTTACTGGTCTAGCTTTCCATAGCCTATCTTTGACTAGCTCACCTTCTCCTGATACAAGATGATCGTTAACGTCATTACGATCTAGTCTAGCTATAGCAACCTTACCTCTTGGCAATACCTCCATACATTTTTCTGCTGCTTTATTACCTGCTTCATCATTGTCAAAGCAAATAACAATACGACAAAAACTATCAAGCCATTTGTAGTTTGCTGCTAAGTACTTGGCTGCTGACTGCACTCCTGATGGTATAGATACACATGGAAACTTATTACCTTGTATCTGACTAGCACTCATGCAATCAATCTCTCCTTCACATACAGTTAAAAAGACAGAACCATTACCTCCATGTTGTCTCCATAGATGCTGACCCCATAGCTGTACCTTTGACATATCTCCTATCCATATAAACTTCTTATCTTGAAAGCGTATGTGCTGTGCAACATCATTACCTTTCTGATCTTTATATGTAGCTACTTGTACTGGCTGTCTTCTGTACTCTGACATACCATAACCAAATAGTTCTGAAGTCTCCTTAGTGATTCCACGTTTAGGTAAAGCAATCGGTGTTACCTTAAGTAACTGTGGGTTTGGTTTGTAAATAGGAATGATCTTACTGGTCACTTGCTTTTCTTTTTTGTTTGGGTAGTAGGTGTAGCCACAGTCCATAGTGAAACAATGGTGGTGTCCGTCATCAAAGACAGCACAGTTTTTTTTACCGCACTCAGGGCAAACTATTTTGTTTTTGTATTGGCTCTTCATTTTTGTATGTTCTTTTTGGCAAGTGCAATAAATAATCGTGTGGCGGTAAGTCAATTAAATGACCACATTCTTTAACGTGTTCTTGAATTGTGTATTCGCCAGCTTTGTAATCTTTCATAAGTACCAATCATCAGGAATAAATTTATCGCAGTATTGAAACCCATGTCTCTCACACCACTTGGCGTAAGAGATAGAGTTCTTGGCTTTGGATAGTTTGGTTCTGCTATTTTGAAAACAGAACCTTATATCTAAGTCGGGTCGTTTCTCCTTAATCGCAAGATGTTTGCGTCTATCTTCTTTCGAGAAGTAGCCCTTCGTTTCAACAATAAAATTGTTGAGGATAAAGTCAGGGCGATAGGTGCAAGTGATTTCATAGTCAATGCTGAGAGTTTCATAGGTAAAGATAAGTTTCTTTTTTTTTAGGTCGTCAGCAAATTGACTTTCAAATTTACTCTTGTATTTAGAAGTCGGCTGCTGTTGACGCAGTACTTTTTTCTTCATAACTACTCGGTGGTGCTGCTTCAAAGTCTGGGCTGCCTGTCCACTCAACATGATTTCTAACTATGACTTGTAAAGGTTGGCATCTGATACCAACACCATTAGCACCTGCGTCATAGCCACTACATTTCATAGACATCTGACCTTCTGTTAAAGGACTAATTTGTTCATACTTCTTTTTTTCTTCGTCTGTCATAAGACGTAGAGGGTCTTCATTAGCCCAGAAAGTAACAGGTGGATTAGTCCATACATCACCATTTTGTTTTATACCACCAGACTTTTTACTTGCTCTAATTACAAGATAATCACCTTCAAGAAAGTAAGGCAAAGAAGGTTCGCCATGTTTGTTTTTGGTAAGAGTAAACTTTCTGTCTGGATAGTGTTGTTTTAATGCAACCTTCCATCTATCAAGCAACCCTTCTAGTTGTTCAAAGATGTGTTCAACTGCATCAACTTCTCTACCCATTTCATCTTTCATCATTATGCCTTTCTTGATAAGACATTCTGCTTTATATTTCTTGACACCCTTGTACTCGTCAGGGGTTACAAGATATGAATACCTAAAATTGGTAGGGTCAGGTGTGACTATCTTAATAGTCTCAGGCTTGAGTTCTTCCATGTTTGTACCTTGGTTTGGTTTCCGTTTTAATGCGTCTATAAAAGACGTTCCTTAACTATACCTTGATCTCTTGCTATGTAAATATATATGGTGCTGTCAACACATCTGTAATATTGTAGTCTCCCATATCTAGTGCTGAAGGTAACTTGCTAGTATCACTTAGTTGTTGTGTTGTTTGGTGGTATAAATTATCTAAATTGTTGTCACTATAAATGTTAAAGAAACTTTGCTTTACACATTCAATAAACCTTTGAAGCTCACTAGCAGGGCTTCCATAACAGTCGTGGATAACGCAAAAGTTTTTTAATCCATGCTTGCTTGCTTCTACTAAACTCATGTGACAATGTGCCGCATCAAGACTATGAATATAATTACTAGGAAAACCCTGTGCCTGTCTACGTTTATCCACCTTTGTAGTATCTGGTTCAGCTAGACTTAGCCTGACACTTGAGTTACTTAGTTTAGTCTTTACTCTTTTAACATCATTCTTGTAGTAATTCTGTTGTACAAGAAACCCTGATGGTGTATGCCAAGAGATAGGTTTATTCTCTTTGTTGAAACATAAAGCTGTAGTCTGCAAGTACTTTAATACTTCATAACTCTCTGGGGTTACATACTTAACTGCCTGTTCAATCATGGTTGCCAGATAAAAATTATTCTTAAAATTTTTTGCGATAAAAACATTTTCATTTACAAAATATTTTTCTATGTAGTTTGCTATGCCGAATGTAGTTGAGTTATATGGAATCATAAGTACAGGTTTTTTTATAAACTTTCTTGTCAACTTATCTTTTTGTGCATACCAAATTGCAGCTTGCTCTGCCTTGTCATACTTCAGTAGCATCAAGAGAACATCAAGTATTTGTTTATATAAATCTTGTGGTTGTTTAACATTTTGTAGGTTAACTTTGTTAGCTAAATGTTGATTAGATATAAGACCTGCTATATGTTGATAGCCATTGTTCGTACCATCAAGACAGCAAACATGATGTGATATATAACCATACCCTTCGCATTGAAACTCACACCACTCTTTACACCAAGCAAGAAACTGGAAAGGCTCTTTTGCTTTACCCCATATACCAACATTACCTATCGGGTCTTTATAAACCTCTTCTGCTAGATCAGTTCCTTCTATGTAAGCCCACTCAAGTCGTTCCTCATAGGTATGTTTATTAAGACCCCAATGGTTAGCACCTGCTATTGCTAACCAGTTCAAGTCTTGTTTAGTCTTTATCTCTGCACCTTCATGGAATCTATGCAGCCCTCTAGCTATGTCATTACCTTGTGGGTGAAAGTGTGCAGTTAGTGGGTACATTCGACCAGTAAAATCAAACTGATAAACGTGATAAAATTTTTCGCCACAATATCTTTTTGCTGTATCAATCATGGATAGTATCTGATACCTCTTGACCATATTCTGTGCGTTCATATCATGGATTAAAGAAGCTAAGTATCTCCACTCTTTTCGTGCTTGCTTATTGGTATCTATATCGAGTGGTTTTGTTGGCAGTTCTGCAAGCTCCCTATCTATCAATGAACCAACCTCTATTCGTTCCTCCCAACAGTATTCAAGAGTTTCTAGTACAAACTGATTTACACCCCAAGCTGTCTGACTCGCCAGAGTTAACGCTTTCAGACTTGTTGTTAAGTCTTCTCCTCGTAGTGTGTTTAGGTAGTCTTGATTAGAACTCTTGATTGCTTTTGTTTTTAGTCTGTCTGTGTAATACCCACCATTATCAATCGACTGCCAAGGCCGAGGAATGTCCAAGCAGGGAAGATATATAGGAAATGCAGCAATCCTATTTGATCTACCCTGCCTTATATATTTCATAAACCTATCAGTAAAGACAACATAACTTGTAGAAGTTTTGCCTACTTTCCTGTTTATCATGTTGACCATATTTATTTTTATCATTATCAACTCGATCAACTTCAGCCCAACCTTAAGTTTATTACCCCTTGTCCAAGTCTGAAACTCATGGCCTTTACTGTTCATGTGATAGACCATAAGGTTTCTTTTGTAGCCTTCGTTCTTGGTATCTCTGGTATGTTTCTTTATGTTCTTAAAATGTTTAGGGTCTAGCTCTTCAAACTTAGTGAACCTAAGTTCGTCTTCTAGCATCTGCCCTATCTTGAGTGCAGTAGATACAGTTGTCTTTAACTGCGAAGCATTATCTAGTAATACTTTGAAAGCAATAAAGGCAACTACATCTACGTCTGGGAACTGAGAAAGAAACAAAGCAGAGACAGCTTTGACTCCTACCTTACCGCTAAGACTTTCATCTATATGTTCTTGTATTGCTTTGCTTAACTTCTGTAGTCCTGACTCTATGATATTGCGAGCATAATAGTTCTCGGACTCCCTGCCCTTCTCTATATTTTTGTTTTGTTTACTGATCTTGTTATAGGCTGAGATGCTAGAGATACTTTGCTCTAGCTCTAGTTGTTTCTTACTTGGTTCTGTCATTATATTTTTTATCTAAAATTTTTAACATTTCAATTAGAAATCCATGAGTAGCTTTAAGTCTCATGTATTGCGTTTTATTATTTTCTGATGCTTGCATATACATAGTCATCATGCTATTTATCATGTCTTCGTGTGCTTTTCTTTCAAGTTGTTCGGGTGTTTTTTTTGATCTTGGCATTAGTTCAACACCTCCACTACAGAGTGCAAAGCCTTTGGTGCTAGGTGTGCATAGATCATGGTGTTCTCTATGTCCTCATGCCCTAGCCAATCCTTAACTAACAGTATCGGTACTCCTCTTTGTACTAATCTGCTGGCGGTGGTGTGTCTACATAAGTGCAAGGTATAAAACTTCTTATCGGCATAGCCTAAGTCTTTCCTAGCCTTTTGCCAGATAGCATTTAGTTCAGAGTAGTTATATAAAAAAACTTTATCGAAATCTTTTAGACCAATACAATGATTAGTTAAATTATCTCTTACTCTGTTAGTCATGGGTACAGCTACAGCTTGATCGTTCTTTCTATCATTGAAGTTGATTTGGTTGTTGTCAAAGTCAACAAATCTTTTTTCAAGTCCTAGTAATTCATTTACTCTGCAACCTAAATCAATAAGACATTCAATAATATCTTTTACTGCTTTGTATTTATGTTCAACTAAATAATCAAGCAATTCTTTTTCCATATCAGCAGTAAGATAATGAACCTTGCTGTTCTTTGTTGGTCTAGGTTTTGGGAACTTAATCATCTCAATAAATCCGTCTTCCTCCATCTCTTGAAGTACGACTCTCAGGTAGCCCATCTTCTGATTGATTACTGCATTACTATTCTTGTGTTCAGCTTTAAGAATATCCATCATCTTGTTGACCATAGGTCTAGTAATTTTATTTACTGGTAAATCCCCTAGTGCTTTGATGTTGTGCTTCATTCCTATCAAGAAATTAGTAGCAGATTTAGTTCCGTTCTTTCTTCTTTTATATACAACTCTAGTTGCTTCAGAAAGTTTGAGCATTTTTCTTTTCATAGTGGTTCGTTAAAGGTTTTTTTCTAGGTCATCTATCATTTCAAGATAGCCCTGTTTACCAAAGGCGATAAGATCAGGGATTGTATATTCTCTTGTGGTAAATCTATGACCACAAGAAAGGCACACCCTACGTCTATAGACATAAGGTGTGATGCTTTTGTTTCGGAAGCCTTTAGTCTGTTCAGCTTTTCTATAAATAGTTTCACGAACTTTGATGTCTAGGCTTTCGCATTTAGTACACTTCATTGTGCTTGCCTTTTTTCTAGTTCGTTTAGCCTTTTTTCTATAGATGTAATAGCTGAAGCTGCACTTGTAGAACTTTCGCTAAGACTTTCATCAATTTTGACAAACATATTTATAAGTGACTCAACATTGTGTACAAGTAAATCTAAAATCCACTTGCGATCTTTGTCTTTGCCAGTTACTTTTGTAAGATCGCCAGAAAATTCTTCAAGCATTTTTTTCATGTTTTTTTGCAACTCAATGAGATGTAAAAAAGCTTGCTTGCTCCTGTCATTTGCAGAACATAAATCTTTATAACCTTTTTCAAGATTATTAACTTTTTCTACAAGTTCTTTTAGTTGTTGGTCATTCATAGGTCTTCCTCCCAGAATTTAATAAGTTTTTTTAGTTCAGCTATACGCTTCTCAGCTACAGCTTTTTTCTCAGCTTTTCGTATGCTGATTTGTTTCAGCATGGCCTGAGTTTCTTTGTTGATCTCTTCCATAAAATTCATTCGCCTTCGTTATAAAGTTTTTGAAGTCTAGATAAAACAACAAAATGTTTTGCTCTAAACTCAGGCATAGAGTAATAGTCACTACTACTCATTGAGATATTAAGAAGTTTTCTAATGACTTCATCATTCTCTAGTTCAGTAAGGTCATAGTGATCGTTGTCTTCTTGTTTCATTGTGGTTCCTCCGTTTTGATTTGGTTGATTGTTTTAATAATCTCTTTTTTAAAGAGTTCAATAGACTCATTTATTGAAAGGTTGCCACCTTTATCATGTGGTAGTTCTATTGAATAAGATTTATCGGTTAGTCTTGCAGCCTTATTGAGTATTTCATCAAGTTCTGCAAGCGTCTGCCATTGTGATCTAGACATGAGTTTTAAAAGCGTTGTTTGTTACATCTTCAGCTAATTTGTCAAGAAAAGTGTCACCTTCATCAAAGCTACCCATGTATGCACATACATGGTCAAAACCTTGTGCTTGTTTTTCAACGTAAGAAAGAGTATCAAATCCTTCTGTCTTTTCAAGCTCTTTATTTTTAGCTAATTGTTTTTTTTCTTCTTTGGTGTAGTCGTCAGGGTTTTTCTTTACAGCGATACAAGTTTCACTATAAAAAAACTTAATGCCTTCACCAAGAAGTAAGTAACAAAGATCTTCTAAACGTCTCTTGTCTGCTGTTGCAATCCTACATAACAAATCATATTGATCGTCAGGTAGTTTTATTGGAATTGTTTGAGTCATTGTGGCTCCTGTAGTTTGGTTAATGGTATTTGGCATACCTGTATATGAGTATGCCAAAGGATAAAAGAAAAGTCAACCCCCAAACCGCCAAAAGGTAAGTTTATTAGGGTTGACTTTGGTGTTTTAAGTTTTCACCTTTCTGTTTTGGTATGAGTCAAGCATTGTACTGAACCCTCCCATCTGAACTATTACTAAGTGCCTAAAGATTTCAAAGACTTCTTCTATATCTTTGGTTGAATTGCATGGTGCTATCCAATTTGATACATAATCTACTTGATGTTGTGCATCTATAGGCGAGCAACAAAAGTCTTGATTATCGTTAAGCCAAAAGACTCTTCTAAAATCTTTTGATGTAATTGTTTTGTGTTTCATTGTGGTTCTAAATGTAAGGTTTACAAGTGAAAGGTTTGTGAGCCTTTCAAGGAAGGCATTGAAGCCCTCCTAGAAAGATTCTATTTAAAGCCTTCTTCTAATTCTTTATAGAAGTTAAGCCTATGTTGATAGCATCTATTCTCAGCTTCTGCTTGTGTATCTGTGAAGCCTAGTAGCTCGTCACAAAATAGACTTTGAAAGCTTGCTTTTTCTCTACCTGCATGAAGTTTAATAACTTGATAGCGAGCATCTAAGAAGTTATACATTGTGGTGTTTAACATTACTTAGCACCTCTTTGTTTCTTAGCATCTTTAACCATTTTGTTAAATGCCTTTGATTGTTTTGGAGTCATGCCACAAAAGTAATTTAATAAATTACCCTCGTACTGGTCGGCAAGCTTTTCAAAGTCTTTTAAGGTTTTGTTTTGTTTCATTTTGTGGTTCAAAATAAGGTTTATAAGTGAAAGGTTTGAGAGCCTTTCAAGGTAGGCTAGAAAGCCCACCTAGAAAGAATCAATATTCCCCGAAGTAGAAGCAATTACAGAACCACTCAAGGGCTTCATAATCGCTTGTAATATTTGGGCTTTTATCAGCATAAGTAGAATTAAGCTGTAAAGGTTCCCAAGGTGTACCCCAATCTTGATATTGAATCTCAATATCTATAGGTTCACAAGAGCCATAATCTATTTTGCCTACAATTTGGCAAGCTGGCCCACCTGTAGAAAGTAATATTTTAAATTCTTCAGGTTTCATTTCTTCAGGGTTTGAAGTCCAACCGCTTCTAAATTCAACGCTTAAAGCTTCGTCTTGTGCTTTTTCTCTTATGCCTTCTGTTGTCCAGTTATAGACATTAGAGCCACAATCCCAAGCTTCTAAATCTTCTTGCTTTTTGAACTCTCTATAAAGTTCTTTTATAGATTCAAGTTGACCCCTAGCGTTGGTTATTGCGTGGGCTTCGTTCTTTGTTGTTGTCATAGTTTGGTTCGGTGTTTGGTTTGTAGAGTCTTAAGGACTCTTTAAAGCCTACTAAGTAAGCTTTAAGGAATCGTTAAAGTTTGCAAGTAAACATTGAAGCATCATAGCTGTCTAGTTTTTGCAATTCTCTGTATATCATTTCCCAATCTGGTTTGTAAGTTTGGGAAGCATACTGGAACAATTCTATGAATCTGATTTGTTGGTTCATGGTTCTAAAAATTGATGTCTTGTGGTTTTTCTTGTACTAACTCAAAGTTAAAGCCAAGGACTTTCAAAGAGTTAATATTGTTTTGAGTTAATGTGCTGTTGCCTGTTAAAGATTGCAAAGCTCCTCTTTGTTTGTCATCAATAACATCTACATAAGTTTGTCCATAAGCTGAACGTGTAGAAACTTTAATTGTGTTCATAGTGGTTCTTAGTTTGGTTTGATTGAATCGGTTTGAATCCGATATTGACATCATTGCATATACTGTTGCCAACTGCAAGGCTTCAATAGAACTTTCTCTGTTATCCCTTAGTATCACTAATGAAATCCAACTTAACATTCTGTAACAATACCCTCCCTATCGA